ATTCAGAACGAGTACAACACCGACGACAGCAAAACCGAGTTCCTCGCCTACCTCCAAGAAGATATTGACAACCTTCAAGAGAGATACGATGAAGCCGTAGCGGAGGAGGAAGCCGAGGAGAATTTTGATTGGCGCACCGCAGGTCTTGACCCTGCTTTCTCGTCTTGGGAGGAGGTAAACAGAATGTTCGTATAGACGCACGGGGAGGTAGCTCAATGTAGAGTACCGCAGAGGATGCGGAGGTTGGTGGTTCGAGTCCGCCCTTTCCCACAATGCAACGCCCGAAGCAGTAAGAGGGCAAAATAACAGCATCATATTATGAGTGAAATTATCCAAGTTCAGCAAGCAGAAATGCTGCAAGCAATCAACCGCAGCGAGGTTGATATGCAGGTTTCAACAGCGAAGCAGTACCCGCGAGAACTGCCGAAGGTGTTGAACCAAATCGCCACCTATGCGACTATGGACACCGAAACAGCCTCGGAGTGTTTCTATGTTCTGCGCCGTAACGGGGACGCTATTGAGGGGCTGTCGGTTCGTATGGCAGAGATTATCGCAGGTGCGTGGGGCAATCTTCGAGTTCAGACCCGCATAATTGGCAATGACGGCAAGACAATTACCGCACAGGGTATCTGCCACGATTTGGAAACTAATGTGGCGGTATCGGTAGAGGTTAAACGCCGTATTACGGACAGCAAAGGTCGAACCTACTCGGAGGATATGCAGGTGGTAACGGGCAACGCTGCCTCCGCTATTGCCTTCCGCAACGCGGTTTTGAAAGTTGTTCCGAAGGCGGTAACAAAGAAGGTTATTGAGGAGGTTAAGCAAGTGGCTCTCGGTCAAGCAATCGACCTCGAAACAGGTCGCCAGAACTGCCTTGCCAACTTTGCGAAGGTGGGCGTAACCGACAAGATGATTTTTGACCTCTTCGATATTAGCAAGATTGAGGAGATAGACAAAAACCGTCTATTCGAGTTGAAAGGTCTTTGGAATGCTATCAAGGAGGGTACGACCACCGTACAGGAGGCGTTCATCAAGCCCATAGAGGAACGCAAGCAAGCCGAGGAAGCCAAGCGTAAGTCGGAGGAAACAAAGGCAAGGGCAACTGCTGCCGCCAAGCGCGCCGTAAAGACCGCCGAGGAGGGCGAGCAAGTGCCGCCAGCCAATGTGGACCCCGAAACGGGCGAAATCGTTGAGTAATAATCGGGGCAACGCTCCACAACAACAATCTTATGAGTTACACAATCATTAGACCAAAAGACCGACACGAGTGGCTACGCCACCGTGAGAACGGTATCGGTTCGTCAGAGGTTGGAACTATCCTCGGTCTGAACCCGTATGAAACGCCATACCAACTATGGCGGCGCAAGAAGGGGCTTGACGCTCCGAAGGTTGAGAACTTTGCTATGCGAGCAGGGCATTACTTGGAAGATGCCGTTTCGCTCTTTTACCGTGATGAAACGGGCAAGGAAATCATCAAGGCTTCGGCTGGCGACTGGCTCATAGTAAACAACGAGAAGGAGTATTTGCGCGTATCGCCTGACCGTACCTATTGGATACCGGGCAGACCCAAATCAGACCGCAACAAGGGCATTTTGGAGTGTAAAACGACCCAAATGGAGGTGGACGGCGACAGCCTCCCACAGCATTGGTTCTGCCAACTCCAATATCAGTTAGGTGTCGCCGAGTTAGAGCAGGGTGCAATTGCTTGGCTCACTATGGGTCGAGAGTTCGGCTATCGCGATTTGGCGTTTGACAAAGAGTTCTACGACTATATGATTGAAGAGGTTGACCGCTTTTGGATTGACAACATCGTTGGCGGTATTGAACCGCTTGCAATCAATGTAGATGATGTGCTTTTGAAGAACCCGCGCCACATCATTGGCAAGACGGTAGAGGCTGACGAGGAACTTGTGCAGAGTTGTGCTGAATTGAAGGAAATCAAGGAGGAGTTGAGCGCGCTCGATACTCGCAAGAGGGATATTGAGAGTGCTATCAAAATGGCTCTTGGCGATGCAGAAGCACTTGTCGCTCCCGGTAGTAGCCTTGCGAAGCCTACAATCCTCGCGACTTGGAAGGCGGCGAAGGACAGCACCAAATTCGATGAAAAGAGGTTTGCAGCAGAGAAACCGGAACTCTATGCAGGCTATCAGTACACGGTTCCCGGTTCGCGCAGATTTTTACTCAAATAGTTATGGCTGGATTTTATGGCTCAATTTGCCTCACGGATATTCCGCGAGAGTTGATTTCAACAGGCAAGAACGGCAAAAAGTATCTCAATATCGAGATTGGAGAACGCCGACAACCTTCGCAGTTCGGCGCAACGCATTATGTAAAAGCCTCCGTAAAGCAGGAGCAAAAGCGCGATGGCGTGAATTACTACATTGGAGATTTGAAGCCAAGCCGATTTGACAACGGCGGGCAGCCTACGCAGCAGACCGTAACAGCTGCGCCCGCAGGACAAGCCCAAGCGTTCAACACTCCTGATGAAAACGGCGATTTGCCATTCTAAACGCTACAACTATGCACCTGATAAGCAACCAGCAGCGGCGTGAAATTATAGACTTTTTGACCGCCTTCATCGAGTTGACAGCCGACAACGGCAGCACAAAGGTTTACAATCAGAAACGCCGCGCTGGTAGGCTTGTCAAGAAGCTGAAAGAGAATAACGAAATTGATTTATCACTTGTAAAAGCATTAAAAGATGAACACAAAAGAATTCAAACAACCGAGCCTCGAACAGGTACAGGAGGCGTTCAGAAACGCGGGTAGCAACCCCGAAATTCAAACCTTGCTCCGCACTCTTTACGGCGATGCAGTAGAGGTGGATAACCGCCCCGTAACCGAGCGTATCAAGTCATTTGAGGACGCTTTGGACGAGTTGGAAGTTAGAGCAGCCAACGGCGACAACACGGCTAAAATGCTGTACGATGATTGGCACAATGTAACAACCGACAGCGATGATTTGATTGCATTCCTCAAACTCCGTATTGTCTGCGCCGCCTTGAACGAGGGTTGGGAGCCGAAGCACACAGAGGACGAGGTGCGCTACTATCCTTGGCATTGGCTCTATACACAAGACGGACTCAACGATATGCGCGAGGAGGAGAAAATCAACCGTTGTATGCTCCCTACGGGCGAGTATCAGACTGAATATGCGGGCTTCGGCTGTGCGTACTCGCGTTACGCTCCCTCGAATGCGGCTGCGTTTCTCGGCTCTCGCCTTTGCTTACGCTCCGATGAACTCGCAGTGTATTGTGGCAAGCAATTCATCAAACTTTGGGCTGATTTCAAGTTAATCCACAAGTAATAACCAACGGGGATAGGCTCGTGTCTATCCCCGTCAAAAACAAATCACTATGGAAAAAGTATTAGGACAGGAGTACAGCAGACCGCAAGACCGAATTGCGTTCCTGCGCGACAACTGCGATGCAGTTGAGAATTTGGGCTATGTAAAGCCGCTCAAAACCGAAGAGATTGAGGAGTTGAAAGACCGCCTCGTTGAGAACAACATCCAATTACGCGATGTGCGCGCCGACAAGAAGGCGGCGAACAAAGAGTTCAACGACACAATCAAGCAACTCGAAGAGAGTAACGACGAGGTTACGGGTAAGTTGAAGGAGCGCAGCGAATATGTAACAGAGCCTTGCTACAAGTTCATTGACGAGGAAACCCGCGAGGTGGGCTACTACAACGATGAGGGCGTTTTGGTTTACTCTCGCCCCGCTCGCCCCGAAGAGTGTCAGAGGAACATTTTCAAAACCTTCCGTACAGGTACAGAGGGTTAGTCAATAACAATCAAACACTTTAACAATGGAACAGAAAATCAAACAGGAGGTACAGAGGCAGATTGCCGAAATGGTGGCTACCGGGCTGCCCGCTGGCTGCGGCGAAATCATTATCCGCGAGGGTAAAGCAGTAGAGGTAAAAGAACCCGTAAGAGTGGCTATCAAAGGAACTATTGACGCAGCCGCTCGTTGGCTGGAAACTCGCTTCGATTGCTTGAAGGAGAAGACCTGCCATATCCTTGTAAACCGCGAGGACTTGTATATCTCGTTGCAGTGCAACGAGAACAACGCCTACGGAACTTTCATCACGGGAGAGTTAGAGTTGTCGCCCGAATACAGGAAGTTCGGTATCAACGAGGGCGAGTACATCACCCACTTTGAAATGGCGGAACTTATCAAGATGAACCGCTCGCACTTTGAGAACAAATCGGAGGCGATGAAACTCGTAACCGAGTTGCAGAACTTCAAAGCGAAGGTTGATAAGGAGATTGAGGATTGCGATAACAAGCGCGGTGACCGCCGTTTGCTCGTCAATCAAGCAGTCCAGCACAACCTGCCCGCAGCGTTCAGCCTTGTAATCCCAATCTTCAAGGGAGGCGAGAAGCAGACTATCGCGGTTGAGGTTTATGTGAACCCTGCCGACTTTACTTGCACCCTCGTTTCCGCAGAGGCTAACGACCTCGTAGAGGAGTTGCGCAACAAAGAGATTGATGCAGTCCTTGACCGTATCAGGAAGCGTTGCCCGGACATCGTGATTATTGAGCAGTAGTTTAACCAGCCCTGCCCGCTCTTTTTGTGGTTGCGGAGTGGGTGGGGCTTAATTCCACAACAACAATGAGCGAAGCAGGAAAGGAATACGGCGAGTTCGTTAAGGAACTCCGGGAAAACAACTATGAGCGGTTCAAGGCGAAAACGCTGCCCCGCTTGGTAAGTAGCGAAGAGGTCGAGAATATCATTGAAGATTGCTTTTCTTTTGCCGTTACGACAAAGAACAACGGCGTGATTGACATCTTCCCAAAGGCGAACAAACTCCGCATTAGAAGGCAAAATAAATGGGTAAAACCGATTATGCCTTGGTTGCGCAAACATATACTCAAATGTACGAATTAAGAGATTACCAAAAACAGGCTGTTGATGTTGCTGTGAACTTTTTCCAAACGGGAAACAAGAAGAATGGCATCATTGTCCTCCCTACGGGCGCGGGCAAAAGCCTCGTGATAGCCAATATCGCGTATAGGCTTGACGCTCCGGTGCTGATATTTCAGCCGTCAAAGGAGATATTGGAGCAGAACTACGAAAAGTTATGCTCATACGGCGTTATGGATGTTGGTATTTTCTCGGCTTCATTTGGGCGCAAGGAGGTTCGCAAAATCACATTTGCTACTATCGGCAGCGTGAAGAGCCATAAAGATTATTTCCGATTGTTCCGCTATGTTATCATTGACGAGTGCCACGGTGTTAATGCCGAGGCGGGTATGTATAAGGACTTCATCGAAACTATACAATGCAAGGTGCTGGGGCTAACCGCCACACCTTACCGTCTATATTCAAGCAGGTTCTACGGCTCAATGCTCCGTTTCATCACTCGAACAAATCCGAGAATTTTCAACGAACTGCTGTACGCCGTTCAAGTTCGCACCCTCCTCAATCGTGGGTATCTTGCGCCAATGAACTACTATCAGTTGAATGTGGTTGATACATCAAGATTGAAGGTAAACAGCACCGGAGCCGATTTCACAGACGCAAGTGTGCGCCGATATTATCGTGAAATTAAGTTCAACGATAGTCTTGAAAACATCGTGCGAAGGCTGCTTGTTGCGGGGCGCACTTCAATACTTGTATTTACACGCTTCATTGACGAGGCGACACATCTTGCCCGCGCGTTTTCAGACTGCGCTGCGGTAGTGTCGAGCGATACCAGCAAGGGCGATAGAGAGGCGATATTGAGAGCCTTCAAGCAGAAGCAAATCAAGGTCGTTGCCAATGTAGGCGTATTGACAACAGGCTTCGACTTCCCGGAACTCGCTACGGTTGTGTTGGCTCGTCCCACGATGTCGCTTGCCCTGTACTATCAGATGTGCGGCAGGGCAATACGCCCCTTCCCTGGTAAAGTGAGTTGGGTTGTCGATTTGTGCGGCAACTACAAGCGTTTCGGGCGTGTAGATGATTTGGAACTGCGCCAAACCAAGCCCGGTATATGGGCGGTGTTTTCGGGGGCAAAG